CTCCCTGATACAGTTTAACGAACTTCTGATACTGACCTAATGTGATCTCGCCAAGTTCGCTTGGTACATTGATTTGTAATTTCATAAATATTACTCTTATCTATATAACGAATGAAACTGGTAGTTTTAGAATAAAAAAAAGACAGCCTTACGGGACTGCCTTCTTCAATTCAAACAAACTAATAAACCTTATGAGTTACTAATATAGTAAAAATTATCTTACAGCGTAACTTCCATAGTTAGGATTTTTTAATTGATAGCTTATTGCGTATCGTGCTGCATCTATTAAGTGGTTATGGTCATCTATCGGAGTGTTGCTCTTTCTCTCAAGCCAACTGTAATTATTCAACTCTTTGATGAGGTTAGTACTGTTAGGGTCTATAATCAAATCGTAGTCTTGCATTAGACTTATCCCGTAGGTTACACTTCCTTGTCCTTTTACTGATTCTCTAATATTGCTTTCTCTACGCAGCTCTGTAATCAATCTTGGTTCTGCACTATCTCCTATGATTAATGCATCACCTGCGTATTGCCTATTTAAACGTGATATCTCGCTTGTTGTAAGTCTTGGTAAGTAGAAACACTCTCTAAGGTATATTCGTTTGTTAGACTTATCTATATTCGTTTCTATGAGCGTTGTAGGGTCGTTACTAAATCCGTAATCCTGACCGAATACACTTGTGCCTGATTTCTTAAATTCTCCTATCTCCCAGTTCGTAAAGATGACACCCTCAGCTTTGTCTAACCACCCACCTAAGATTTGATGCTTAAACTTCTCAGGTCTTCTTGTTCTCATCTGCTCGATCTGAGCTATGAATGACTCGTTGAGGTACTTGATGTTATCTAAGTAGGTAGAGTGTATATAGGTAGTATCTCCTTTCGTTATGTTGCTCCCTTCCTGTACACCTCTGTCCTCAAAGAACCTTCTGTAAATAAAATGCTCCTTAGTAGTAGGGTTTAAGATTAAGATGACTCTGTTCTGATTCTTCTTAGAACGGATAGAGAAGTCTATCGTGTCGAATTTCTTCTCATCTGTTAGTTCCTCTGCTTCTTCCAGTACCCAAGTAGTAACACCTTGAATAGATTTTAATGAAGCGGTCTGATCTCCTGAACTGGTCTTGATACCTTTGAATATAATCTTACTTCCTGTTATTCTGTTGATAATCTCATCCTTTGTGATATGAAAGCGATCTACTAAACCAAGAAGCTCTATCTTCTCTAAGAACTCAGGTATAATAGAAATGGAAGCTGAGGTAAGAGTGTACCTCGTAAATAGTATGGTATGTTCTTTCTCGAATGTTAGTAAGAGAATTAAAATAGAAATATTAAAGGACTTACCCGATGCCCTGCCACCGCTAATAATAAAATAGCGACTATCGGAGTCCCTTAATACCTCGTACTTCTTTTGAATGGTGATCACCTACTCGAACCTCAACAAGTCTTTGAAGTTAATTTCGAATCCATCAGAAGATAATGTTACATTCTCTTTCGGCTTACCGTGTCTGTAGTTCATATAGAGTTGTATCGCTCTAATGTTACCTTCTTTAATAAGACCGTGTAAAGTGTCAAATACTTCTTCTTGATCTATATGCTTATCAAGAGCCTCTACCAGTTTAAGCTCATCTGATTTAGGTTTTCTTCCTGCACCTTCTCTTGCTCCTCCGTTATTTACTCTTTTATCCATAATTGAAAATGTTTGATTATTCAATCCTACTTATATAACGATTGAGAATCAGTTTTTTGCCTCAGGTTCAAAAGATACAGTAGTGCTAAGTTCAAAGCTGCTTGTATTAGTAGTACTATTATCCCCCCGAACATTACTTCTTTTATAATAGCTGATTGTTGTAATTCGCATCTTAGTTCAAGTACCTCAGCCATTACATTAACACTTTTTTAAGTCCGTATCTTAGGTAGTTAATACTCATAGTTGTTTTCGATACTTTGTAAGCCTCTGCTGCTTCTACTACACTTTTGTAAGTAACATCTCTGTTTGTATCGTAGAGCGCCTGCTTTGATCGTCCTAATGCAGAGTACACTTCTTTATAGTTACCATCAAGCATTGCTTGGTACATCATCTCTGCGTATTCTTTGTGATGCTTGTTCTTGGTGGTTTCCATCCAGTTCTTATAATGTTCTGTTACTATCTGTTCTCTTTGTTGTTTATTTCTCATCTTAGTCGATCAGTTCTTCTATTAAACGCTTTGCTTCATCTAACTTATTCTCAGGAAGGCTATCTATCCGCATTTTAAGGCTTCGTATCTTCACTTCTTGATGATTGCCGAACTTGATATACATCTTCTCATCTAAGTCCTTTAGAAAGCGTGAGAATGGCAAATAAGAATCCTTGTAGTTTCTGTTTGCATACAGGATAGTAGCGTGATGGGTGTTAAATCCATTCTTCTTATATATCTCTACAATCTCGTGTAGTTTATATCCGAAATAGTTTCTTAGGAAGTAGCTGAATAAAGCTCGCGCTTCTGTATATTCTCTTTTTCGTGTGTTTCTGAATAAATCAATTCTTGCTTCCTTTTCAATTTCTCTAATCAGTCTTTCTACTCTCTTGTTCATCTATTATTGATTTTATCTTTTCGACATATAATGCTGCATCCATTAACTCCTCCTGAAGATGTTGTAGCCACTCTGAGTTACTTAATTCGTTTTCTTCTAATGTTGTTCCGTATTTTTCTATACCTCTTTGAGATCTACTCCTAAATAAAGATACAACTCTTTCTACAATATTATCTATCATACCCCTTATTTATAATGTGCCTTCTAAATAATACTGGTCTAAATCCGCAGCTTGTAAGAAGTAAGTATCGTAAACCTCTAATGCTGCTTCTACTTTCTGCTCTCCTGAATAGTAGAACTCCTCAGAACAATGATATACTGCGATATCTAAACTCTTTTTGTCAATCACTAAAAATGTGAAGTCCTTATAATCCACTCCGAATAAATTTGAGTAGAGATAGCATTGTACATCATAAGAGTACTTTTTAGCTGAGTAAGGGAAGGCTTTAACGCTATCGGATGAGGTCTTAAGATCAACGATTCGATTCTTACCCAGTACGTCAGCTTTACCTCTAAATGGGAATCCCATTACCTCACCAATAACAGGTACTTCGAACTCACAATCTCTAATCATCTCAATAGCCTTTGTGTTTCTAAGGAAAGCATCTGCAATTCGTTCTGCATTGTTCTTCTCTGCAATAGTGAATACCTTACCGTGTTCTGCTTTCGCTTCTTTGTAGGCTTTCGTGTTCTTGCTTTGTACATCTACAAATATCTGAGATGAGAATACTTCAGGTTCTAATATCGCTGTATGAAATAACCAACCATCTCTTAGTGCTTGGCTCTCCTCGCTTCCATACTGTGTTACATTTCTGTAAGTCTTAGGTGAATCCAGTAAGAGCTTTAGTGATGATGAACTAAGAGCAGCTTGTGAGAGATACCCATAGTAGAAACTATCATCATTCATCTTTTCTAATAGTTCTTTCTTATCCCAAGTAGAACCATCTAATAGTGTTATGTTGTTCATTTCTTTAATTGTTTCTTAGATTTTAAGTAGATGTCTTTCATATATCTGTACTGGTCTGTCTCATTAGAATAAGCTGTAATGTAATTCTTTCTTGTCATATTGTCTATAACTTCTAAGTCAAGACCACCTAAGTCGTGATATAACATCTTCAGAACTCTAATAATCTTCTGACCATAAGGAGTTGTACCCATTTCTAACTCAGCCATTATTTGAATAGAATCATAAACTGCCTTAGCACAATCTTCATTGATTAAGTACTTACCACTTTTTAATCTTGATCTTACGCTTGTAGAAGTTCTGCCATCCATAAGTAATTCAATACTCCTAAGTACATTCATCTTTTTGTTAGATTCCTCGTACCAGTCCTCAGCGATTTCTAAAGCCATCTTGCAAGATACATCTCCTTTAGATGCTCTGCTCTTACAGAAATCTAAAGCAGTCCACTTACGGCTTTCTTGAAGTCCGTCTATATGAGACTCTGTTGCTCTTCCTGAAACAATATAAGGTACTACCAAATTGTTCTTTCTTAATGCAACGAATCTATGTTGCCCCTCAATAATCTCGTAATTGTTATTAACCACGATAGGAACTTGAATGCCTATATCTAAGATAGATTGCTCAATGTTCTTGAGATTGTTTTCGTTGATGTCTCGATTGCTGTCGATGAACTTAAACTTATCATAAGTCTTAGTTTCGCCTAAATACCAATTTGTCTTCATTTGTTTTGATTTAATTATTAAGAATTGATTTAATTACTTTTTTAGCCTTAGCCCACCATTGAAGTTTTCTGAACTCCCACTCCACAGGGTTATAGGCTTTAATCTTTAATACTCCGTTCTCTAATTCTCGTACCACCGTAATACCCGATGATAGTTTAGTCATTCCCTCTTGTTTCATTGTCTAATCTGTTGTTTAATTCTATATCTTCTAATTTATCTTGTAGTTCTCTAATCTTAAGTTTTAAAGCGTTCTTAGATTCGTGCTGCTCCGATATGATGTGTTCGTAGGCTCTTCTGTTGATGTGTAAACCATTCACATAGTACACAATCTCTAAACAAGCAGATATCATCTTATCGACAACCTCTGAAGGTTTAGCCTCCTTCTGCTTTTTTAAGATAGAGAGGATGTACTCCATATTCGCAGAGTACTCCATCTCTTTGTAAGGTTCTAATCTATCGTACATCATACTAAGATAATGGAATAGTGTTAAACAACTTCTTAGCATCCTCGTAAGTTCTAAAGGATACTGATTCTAATCTTGCTACACCATCATCCCATACCTTGTACTCAACTGAATAAAATTGACCATCGTTTACAACTGTAAGGATTGGAGAATAAATGTAAGGTTTCATAAATCTGTCTTTTAAATTTGTAATTATACCCAAATCTAATTCAACAAATGTTAATATGCAACTTTTAGTAAAAATTTTTTATAGCTGCACATTTATACTAAGTGCCAAGTAGGTATTAATCTGATTGAATAAGGGCTGTGAGTGAATAAACTTATTATTAGAATAGAACACAAAGAAGTGAGCCACTCCGAACTTTTCCTTGTACTTAGTAATCTTTTCTTGGTCAAAGTCCTTAGCTCTGCGTTGATGAGGTGAGTTCATAAAATGATACGACTCAGGTTTGATCTGAATACCAAATAAGAGCTTGTCATTAGAGAACGCTTCCCAGTCAGTACAGTACTCTTCATCCA